TCGGAATAGTGTGTCAAACAGCACTACTAATGTACAGGCTTCAATCAATGTGAATGGTGCTGGAAATCCACAAGCTGTTGGTAATGCTGTTGGTGCTAATATAAATTCATTGGCTAAATCAAATACAGGCGGGGCGGCTCTAGCATGATTGTAGACCTACTGAAAAGCTATACCCAAGACACAACCACAGTTGCATCATTCAGTGTAGGTACGTTTACACTTGATTGCCAGTTAGAAGAAAGCCATGAATCTAATTTAACGGTCACTGAAAACCCGATGGAGTCTGGCGCTCTTAGCAGTGATCACTCATATTTAGAGCCTAAACGCTACGGTGTACGCGGTGTTGTGGTGTCTTATGAGCCGTTTACCTTTGCTCAAGATGTATTGGGTGATAGGTACAACTTTGCTAAATCACTTCCCTTACCGCTGGGCGTGGATGCTGCTATTGATCAAGCGGTGGCGGTAGTCAATCGAGCAGCAGGAACAGTAATTGAGGTAGCAAGACAGCTTGCGCCGTGGATGCCTGACTCATTGGGCTGGCTTGGTGATGAAGCTCCAACAGCTAACCGCTTTGAAAAGATTTATGCAGATTTGTTGTCAATTCAAAAGTCTGGTGAATTACTCACTGTGACAAGTGGATTGATGACCTATGGTAATATGCAGCTCGTTGGTATTGTGGCCAATCGTGGCACGGATGACAGTGTGGAGTTAGCACTGACGTTTAAAGAAATCCATATTGTGCAGACTCGCACTGTTAGCGGTCTTGTTGTTAATGTACCTACCACACCAGCGAAAGCCGAAGCACCTAAAACTGGACGTGCAGCCGACCAAGCAGCAAAACCAAAAGCGAAAGGCAAGACAAGTCCGAAGAAAGTTGAGGATAAGAAAAAACAAAGCGTATTGAAGGGGATTTTTGGATAATGCACCTAATACCACACACAACCGACCCACTACAAACGCAGAATTTCACGCATGAAGGTTATGACTTAACCCTGACCACACGATGGAATTCTATTTTCGGAATATGGCAGTTCGATCTATTTGACAACGAACAACAAGAATGGATTACTCAATGTGAAACTTTTGCAGTTGGTTCTCCAGCATTAATGCAGTCAAGTCTGCCTTTTGTATTTGTTATGCTGAGTGATATTCTGAATGTTTACATCATGGATAAGGATGAATACAGTGCAGCAATTCGGGCGTAATTATCAGTTAGTCATTGGTAACAATAAAGAATCAGTTGTTATCGAGCGACTAACCATGTCATTCGATATTCAAAAGACTATATCAAGTGAACCTAATCCAGCAGTTTTTACATTGACCAATTTAAGTCAATCTACGAGAAACCTGATTACTGATAAAAAATATAACCGACTATTATTTAACGCAGGGTATCAAGATGACTTGCGTACTTTATACATTGGTTATATTGATGAAGTGGAAAACAAGAAAGAAGGAACAGACATTGTTACAATGATGACTTGCACTGATGGATCCAAAGACTATCGGGAGGCGCGTGTTGCTGTAACGGTGGCAAAAGGTGCAACAGATCAAGAAGTTGTTAAACAGGTGCTAGGCGCAATGCCTAA